TTTTAATTTTAAATCTTTAATTTTTTCAATATTTATATTTTTAACAAAAAATAAATACAAATCTTTTATTTCTTCATCATTTAAAGTTTTATTTAACATATATATATCTCTTATACAGCCGTCAAAATATCCTCCATATTCATGACTACCGTATCCATCATATGTATTACCAAATTTTATTGGTGCACCAGATGAATTAAATATACATCTATCTGTTTTAAATAAAAAATCACTATTCAAATAAAATTTACCATTTGTAATAGTTAAAAAATACCATTTGTTTTTATCAATAGTAATAGATTTTTTAACTATAATTCCTCCAGCTTTGTATAAATATATTCCATCTTCTTTTACAATAAGAAATCTTCCACTTCCTCCATACACATTACCTATACCTAAGTTTCCTGTACCTTTAAAAAATAAACTTATAGTATAATTATTTGTGCTCATATCAAGTTCATTAATAGAAAGATATTGTAAATATTGTTTTTCTGAAGCTTTTAATTTAGCACATCCATTTGAAATAATAGCATTTCTAACAGGAGATATATTTTTTAAAGATTTAAAATATCCATTAAAATCTTCATTCAATTTAAAATAATTAACTAAATTTTCTTTAAAAATTAATTCACTGCTTATCTCTCCACTAAATGCTTCATCTATTTTTGATAGTAATAAGATTTTATTGTAGTAATCAGTAAGAGTTTTAGTATTTTTGCTATAAAATATATCATTATTTTCTTTTGTTGATTTAAATTTTAAAATTTTATGTAAAAATATAATATCTTCTTTTTTAATATAATCTTTTGTTATTATTAATGTTTTTATGTATGCAACTTCTGAATTATTATTATGTTTTTCTCCTACATAAATACCACTAAACCATCTTGTATCTAGTATATTATCATACATTGAAAAACAATGTTGACTTTTATGTAGATCCATCTGAAAACCATTAACAAAAACTTTTAAATCAGAATAACTTTTAGATTTTAAAGATAATGTTATTATATTTATATTATCTTTAGAATAATCAACATCAAATGAATATTTTGCACAAGCTGAATGAAAATAATTAGAAGCTAATCTAAAATAATTATAGTAACCTTTGTAAGTATGGTTTTTTACAATAACATTAGTTCCTTTAGATTTTAATGCAAATGTTACTGTAAATGGAGGATATAATTTTATTGGTATTTCAAGATAAAAAGAACCATCAAGTTTTAGAAAGCCATCATCAGTTATTTTTGGTTCTCCAATTGATTTAACTTCATAATTATTTGTTATATCTTTAATTGTTTTTCTATCAAAATCTAAAAAAACTTCTTTATTCAAATTTTTAATAAGAACATTATAAACAATATTTTTTTCTTTTAAAAAATCTATATTAATATTACATTTTATTTTAGACATAATGTTTTTAACATTTATTTTTAAATATTTTTCTTCTGTTTCTTTATCTAATAAACTTAATTTATTAAATTCATCTTTTTGCAAGAAGTCATCTTTGTTGTTAATATAAAAATATTCACTTATACCAAACCGAGAACCAATGAAAGCAATGATTTTTTCACTAAATGTTTGTATATTTTCTAATATTTTTGATTTAGATTTTATTTTTGAAAAATTTTCATTTATAACTGTTTTCTCTATTTTTTTTATTTCATTAATAATGTTAAGCATACAAACACCTTTTATTTATATTTTTGTTATTGTATTTTCAAAACTTTGTTCATCTTTAATTATTAAATTGCATATATAGTTTGTTACTTTGTAAGGTAACACAACTTTCTTTAATAATTCCGAATATTTAACTTTATAAATTTTGTTATCAATTAATTTATATTTAGCTTTAAATGTTGTTTCATTAATTTTTTCAAATAAATATGTTACATAAGTATTTTTAAACATAAAACTTGAACCAAAATAAAGATTGTTCTTATATGGAGAAAAAGAAAACACAGTATCTAATTCTTTATCTTTATAATAAAATTTGAATTTTTTTATATTTTTAATATTAAAATTTTTATCTATATCTGCAAAATATACTTTTTCTATACCCATTGTTCTAAATAATTTACCAAAAATTAATTTGTTACCAATATAAAATGAACTATTGCCATATGGTAATATATCTTTTATAAACATAAATTTATCTTTATCTATTTCTTTAAATAAAGACAATGAATAATCTTTTTTATGTCTTAAATTTGTAACTATCATATGTTTTTCACCATTAAACATAAATACATTTGGGTTACAAGTTTCATAAATATAATCATTATTATCTTTTATTAATTTAACATCAAATGTTTGGTTCTGCTCAAAATCAAATCTTTTAATTCCTAATGGGATACCATTTTTATATTCAACATAATACATGTATTTATGGAAGAAATATCCCATATTTGCATCTTTAATTATCTGCATTTTATTACTCCATAAATTCTTCTATTAGAATAATATAATCCACCTCCTGCATATGTATTTTTTACATCATCTTTATCAACTATATTTCTATAACATATTTCAACACTACCTTTTGTTTGTGTGTCATTTTTAGGATGATAAATTTTATTTTCAACTTCTAATATTATATTTTTTGCATTATTTTTATCTGATTTTTTATTACAATATTTTTTTCTAAAATTTTCAACAACATTATCAACTGATTTATATGCAAGAGAGTCTAAATCGTATATAACATTTATTCTTAAACAAGTTGGATATCTTATGGATGAAACAGTTGCATATACACTTCCAGAGATCATTTTATAAACCTTTATTGCCAACTTCTATTTTTTGTTTGCCAATAAGCATTCATTGGTTCTAAATTTTTCAAGATATTTAATTCATACTCATAATTCTTTTTTAATTCAATTATATAATTTTGATCATTTTGATCAGTGTACATAGAATTTGCTTTATATCTTAATCCAGCTATTAATGCTTTTTGTATTTTTAATTCTCTTTGATCTTTTATTTGTTTTATTGTTGGTATAAAACTTAAAATAGCAAAATATCTTCTCCAATTACTTTTTCTTAATTTTTCACCAATATATTTTACAACAGATGTGTTTTCTATAATAAAATCAGAACCAATAACTGATACATTAGAATCTATTGGATCTTTTTTTAAATTATTATTTCTTGATGTATCATAAAGCCTAATATCAATAATTGAATTTAATGCTTTACTATAATCACCGGTATCATTAACATCACTTGTATCAACAGTTATTACTGAATAAGTATTTTTTTCATAAGAAGCTAATATAGCATTCATATCATAATATTTCTGATCAGGAATTACATCAAACATTATTTCTTTTTTAAAGATATTTGTTTGATAGGCAATTTCAGTAATAATATCATCTATTAAATTTATATATTGTTCATCACTTATATTTACATCTCTTATATAATATCTATAATCTTTCATCATAAATCCTTTTATTTATAATTTATAACCTTTTCCTCTTTAATTTCTTTTGCAGTAAGTGTAATTTCAATTATTTTTAACATATCATAGTATATACCGTATTTTCTACTTCTACTTATTTGAACACTTAAAATTATATCATCAGTTTTAATCATTTTATCAGATTTTTCTTCTTTTATTATTTTATAAGGATTTTTGTAATTTATATTATCCAACCAAGTTCTTGGTATACCGTATCTTGAATATAAAATTGATGATATTTCAGTATTATAAGGTTCTATATCTGAAATCACAACTCCATTTTCTTTTAATATTTGTTTTAATTCTTTAAAAGTTTTATTTTCTATTTTATCTCCACTTTTCATATTTTTGACAATAACATCTGCATCATAATCATATACAATATTATTTATTCCAAAATAAGCATATCTTGACCATTTCTCTGGGTTGTCTTTTACTTTATAAGTTTTATTTATAAATCTTGTATATAATGCGTTATTTTTAATTTTAAAATCCACATCTAACATTTTGAACCCTATTAACCTTTTAAATATTCACTTACTTCTTTACATCTTGAACCAACTTGTTTACACCATAAACTATTTACTGCTTCTATTGAAGCTTTTTCATAATCAAAATCTTTTAAAGCTTTTATCATTTTTTTAAACTTTATAAATCTTGGATACCCTAAATTAAACATCATATCAATTAACGCCATTTTTGTTTTTGCAGGAAATTTATCAAAAGTTTCCATACTAAAAACTTTGTATAAATCACTAATACTTCTTTGTATATCATTTTCTAACATAATCATAGCTTCTTCTTCAGATATACCATTATCTTCAATATTTCTACCTACACCAATAGTTAATTTTCCAGCAGGACAATGATATGGTTTTAAACTTAATCCTTCGTGTTTGATTATAAATTCTTTTAATTTCATATAAACTCCTTTTTTTAAATAGTTTGATTATTATTTTGTTGTTGTATGCATTTATTTAATTTTTCTGTTAAAGAATTAATTTTATCTATTGCTTCTGATAAATACATAATTCCTTTAATAGTTCTTCCTCCTGATGTTGTATAACTATCATCTATTTCATAAAGTTTAGTTGCATAATCACAAAATACCATATACTCTTTTAAAGATCTTGTATCAAAAATATGTGCATACCAAATAAATTTATAAGAACCATCTTCATTCTTATTTGTATCTCTTTCTTGAAAATCATTCATTATTCTTTTATATTTAACAATAAGGTAATCAACTGTAACATCTGATGTCTTTCTAACCATTACTTTAAATTCTCTTAATCCAGCCACTAACAATCTCCTATTTTAAGTTAAATATAAAAGAACACCCTCAAAAGAGGGAAAGTATTATTCAACTGCTCCATCTCCGCTAACAGTGTTAGTTGAACTTGTATCAGTTGAAGTAGTGCTTGTTGAACTTGTATCAGTAGAAGTGCTATCAGTAGAAGTAGTATTAGTTGAATCACTATCAACTTCTGGAAATAATACTGCATTAAATGCATCAACAGCTTTTGAAAAATCTAATGTTAAAACTTCGTTAACTTCTTCTTTTGTAAAATAGTTTGTTGTAATGTTTGCTTTTACTTCTGCAATTGCATCAGTATTTTTTGCAGTATTAACTTCTAATGCTGAAATTCTACTTTTAATTGATTCAAATTCATCTTCAAATGCTTTTTTAAAATCTTCTACATTTGCAGTTAATGCATCAACTCTACCATTAACACCATCAATTGCTTGTTGTAATAATGCAGTTTTTGCAAGAATTTCTTCTGGAGTTATTTTCCCATCTTTGTCTTCATCAAATACTTTAGCAAAACTATCTGCCATTGCTTGGATTTTTTCTAATTGCTCACCAAGCCCTTCAATACCACTTAATTGTTTTGTAATTTCTTCTGTAAGTTCTGTTTTAAGAACAGCTTCTTTGCCTTCTACATATTTAACTACACCTTGTGCAATTTGTTGCCCAAAAGTTTGTAATTGTGCTTCTACATTTTGTTTTAATTCTTCTGCTGTAATTGTTGCCATAACAACTCCTTTCAAATAAAAATTTAATTTAGTTTAACGACATTTCGGTCGTTAATAAAAAATACAAATAAAATTATATCAGTTTTTAATTATCAAGCCAAGCAATGCCAATACTATTGCAGAACCAACAGTTGTTATAATCCAATTTAACGCTTTGTCTTGTTTGGCTTTAAATTCTTTTAATGATTCTATCTCATATACAATTGCTGAATGATTTACACAAGGTCTATTACAACAATCTTTTGCAAATTCTTCAACTTCTTTTATTTTATTTGTTAAAAATTCATTTTCATTATTTATTGTTTTATAAATTCTTTTTGTTTCATCATAATATTTTTCTTCAAGATTACTGATCTTTTCAAGAATTAATTCTTGTTTTTGAATACTTTCACTGATTTTTTCTAATTGTTCATTTTGTTTTTTATTTTGATCAGCAATTTCTTCAAGAGACCTTTTAATATAATCTATCTCCATCTCTTGTTTTTCTACTTTGCTAATTATTTGTTGCATTTTTTGCCTTTAATACAAAAAAAAAGAAAAAGAAAAAGGTGAGATTAAGCGATAATTTCACCATCAATTAAATCTTTTTCTTCTAATTTTTGTTCTAATTCTAGAAGTTTATCATAAATACTATCTTCATTATGACTTATTACCTCAATAATTTTACTTTTATTATATAAACCAATAGATGGATTACTAATTATAAATAGATATCTCCCTGGTTCTTCTGGTTTAAATTTACTATACTCATATAAACCTGTATTACCAACTCTTTCTAATTCATCACCATCTTTTATATCAAATTTTAATTCACTTCTAGGATATAAATACCCATTGTCAGCATCAACTTTTGCAATATTGAAATAATTATTAGTATCTTTAATTCTTACAACATCTCCAACTTTAAAGTTTGATACTTTATTGTTGGCATCTTTGTCTTTAACTTTTACTCTATCACTTCCTGCTTTTGTATCTCCATCCGCAGTACAACTATTTTTATCAACAGGAGCAATTACTTCTTTCATTGCATCTTCTTTTGTTATAACATTACCACTTCTTTCTTTTGAATAAATAATTTTAAAACCACTTGCACCATAAATATCTTTTTTACCAAGATCAATCGCAATAGATTGTTCTTTACCAGCAATAAGTCTACTACCCATTTGACACTCCTTTAAAATTAAATTATAATATCACTATCGTTCGCCTCATATAAATCACCTTCAATTTTGAAGGTTTCTTTTATATTTATCCCTACTTTATCATTAATTATATGTATAACATACATACCATCAGAAAATAAATAAAAAATTGGTGTCCAATAAAATGGATCATCATCTATAAAATCACCATCTATATCAATTTCTTTTGTTGGTTCAACCAAACTTGCATAACTACATTTAAATTCATCTTTATTAGCTTTAGAACCAACTAACCCACTATCATATTTAATTCCAAATCTTATTGGCTCACCTATTTTAAATATTTTCATAATTTTACAACTATTCTCCTTTTTTTTTTATTTATTGTAATATTATTTTTGTTTTTTTGCAATCATTTCTTTTATACACAATAACAATATGATTTTCTTCTTGTAAAGAAACATTAGCGTTACAATCAATAACTTCTTGTTTATTAGAAGTTCCTAAACAATACTTTTTAGAAGTATTGCTATCAAAATCTTTTACTTCAAAAGACACATCACAATCACTTTCAGAATTATTTGTATCTAAAACAAACATTTCTTTTTCAACGGTTTTTGATTTTACAAATACACTACTATAACTGTTTATTGAAAAATTAATTTCTACATTACTATTATTTTCAAATTTATCAAAACTTCCACTACAAACAATAGCGTTGTTAAAAAATACTTTATAATCATATGATTCTAATTGACCATCATTTGTTTTTTCTATGAAAATAGTCCCTATAACATTGTTTTCAACATATTTACTAATTTCAACATTAAATGTTGTTGAAGCCAAAACTTTCCATTCATAATATTCAACACATTTTTCTATTTTAGAAAATTCTTTTAAAATTCTTCTGTTACATTCAATTTTTGCAACAGGATCTTCAGCTATCAATACATACCTTAAAGTATAATAATCTTCTTCTCTTTTTATATACCTTTTTACTTTACCTTTACAAGTAGAACAACATTTCTCTTTTAATAACCCTATTTCATAAACACCATCACTAACACATTTTAAATTTTTAACTCTAACTTTTCCTTGTTTTAACAATTCATTTTCATATTCACAAGTTGCCCCAAGAGTAGTTGTTAATACGCAATTACACAAATCACCTAACAAACTTGAATATTTGTCAATTAAATATTGATCAATATTACTATTATTCATTTGTTTTTTTATATCATTTTCTGTAATATCTTTAAATTTTAATTTATTTCCATACAAATCAAAAAAATCATTAATTGTTCCTACAAAGTCATCTAATTTAATTGGTACAACAAAAAAATTTTCATCATCAATATTATCTGGGAATTCAATGACTATATCACCATATAAATTTTTGTGTTTATATTTAGGTACATTTGATTTTTCAATTGATGCTATATCTATTTGTGGTATATTAAACATTCTATTATATCTCCTTTTTAAAACAAATATGGATTTCCACTAATTTGATTCTGATTTAAAAAACTAAATTCATCATCTTCTTCTACTTGTATAAACTCATTAGAACCAACATACATTGGTTCTGCTAATGTTAATTGAGCTATACTATCAAGTAAATCATCGTGTTTAGCTTTTATTGCTCTATTTGTAATAAAATTCATTTCGTGTAACAATTCATCTGTAAAATCTTTCATATAATCCTCTGGTATCCAAAATTTCATACTCTCAACAATAGGTTGAAAACTTTTAAAAACAAACAATTTGTTGGTTCTTGAATTCTTTTTTAACATTTTAACATTCATAAATATATTTTTTTTAAACATCATATCTTCTAAAAAAACCTTCAAAGACTGTTGAAAAGCAACTGCCTCAATTATAACCTCAAATGGTTTCCACCTAACATAAAATTCAAATATTTTTTCAATTAAAATATTTGGTTTAATTTTACCAAAATATCCATCAACTAAGAACCAATCCCCATTTGAATTTATCCCAATTACGCTAATTGCAGTATAATCAGCACCTTCTCTTTCACTAATAGCTGGATCTACACTTATGTAATAAGTTAATGTTCCATATATTTGTTTTAATTGTTCTAATTTAAATCTATTTATCTTACCTAAATCGTATAATCTATCGCCAGCAGGAACTATTTCTAACATCATTTCTTGTGAAAAAGAACCACTAGTTCCACCTTTATAATCCTCCATCAACTCTTCATATGGAAATCTATCTTCCCAAGCTCCTATAAATTCTTCTTTCTCACAAGGAAATTTTTCAGCAACAGGTAATTTTACAAATTTCCATTGATCATTTTTTTCTAATTCTACAAGTAATGCATCTTCGTGTATTGGTGTTCCGATTATTATAACTTCCCATTTGTTTTTATTTACAGCTGGTAGTACTGCTTTGTAGAACCAACCTTTGATTTTATCCATTGCTTCTTTTGTAGTTTGTTTATTTTCATTTTCAATATCATCAAGTATTATAATATTTGGTCTTTTACCTCTAATATTAATACCCCTAATTGCTTGTCCAGCACCTTTACCCCTAAGGTACATCATTTTCTTTTTTTCTTTATTATATACCCATAATTGAGGATTATCACCTAATGTTATTTTTTTTATTTCTAAAAATTTACTTAATTCAGTTTCACTAATCAAATAACTTAATGTTTCTACTGTTCCAGCAACCATTTCAACTGTATCTTGGATCAATAAAATATAATCAAATTCTCCAAAGTTTGGTTTTTTACCAATAAAGAACCAATACAATATATTATATCTCATAAGAGTTGACTTACCAAAACCTCTAAAACATTCAACACCTTTCCTTTTGTGTTTACTATTTATATGTTCTATTAATTGAAAATGAACAGGAGGAGTTTTATTTTCTTCCTCAAAAAACATTTTAAACCAAGAATAGTATTCAATACTTTGCTTTGTTGGAACAAACGGTTCATTGTAAGGTTTCCTATCAATTACCATCCAATACCTCCAATACTTTATCAGCAGTTAACCCATCTAACTTTTTACCTATTTCTTCCATTTTATTTTCTATTGAATTTATGTTAATTTCATTATTTTGAATATTAACATTAACTTCTAATTCTTTATTATTTTCTGGTTTTCTTGTTTCTTGTAAAAACACTTTCATATATTCAATTCTATCCCTATCTTTGGTTTTATTATCTCTTATTTTATTTAATGCTATATCTAATACATCCATTCTATCTAAAGCATAGCTAATATATAAACTTGTACTTAATAAAGCAACTAATCTTTTATAAATCTTATACTCTTCAACCCTTCTTGCTTTTGTTTCAATAGTCATTTTTGTTAGTTTCTCATCAAACCTATCAGGAAATGCTATTTTAAACGCATCATATCTTGATTTTCTATAAATAAACCTTTGTCTAATATAAATCATAGTCTTTACTAATTTATCATAATCCCTTTCAGGAACTTCAAGTTCAAGAATTAATTGTTTTACCTCATCTGGATCTAGTTCTTTTGTCAATTTGTTTTTATCTAAAACTTGAACTATTGGATCTATTCTATCCTCTATCACTTTATTTCTCCTTACTTATGTATTATATAAGTGTAATTATATCATATAGCTTTTAGAACCAATGGATAGATCAATTAAGCTACAATTGGTTCTTGGTTCAAGAGTTGAATAGGAATTGTATGTGTTTTTTTAACAAAATTGTAGATGGGCAAAAAATATTGTTTGTTTTTTATTATAAAATTGTAGTGGGATGACTATTTTTTTTGTTAAAAATCTTATAAAAAATTGTAGGGGGGTTTATATCTACATTTTCACTCCACACACAAATACCTCCCCCCCATTCATAAAAATAAGAATTCTTATTTTGGCTCTTGTGAAAAAAACAAAGGAGAAGAGTTGACATTAACTATCTTAGGAGGAGGACTTTGGTTAATGATATATGCATTCAGTGGAAACGCTAGAAGAGCTACAGAGGATACAAAGACTTTTATTAAATCTTTAAGACATAAAGATGAAGAGTAATCTTCATCTTTCTTTTTTTTTATTTCCTAATTAATTTAGAACCAGAACCAATTGAAGAACAACCTTGGTTCTTGGTTCAAGATAACACAAACTACAACACCTTCTCATAACATAACATATATAGCTTTTGTAAGAAAAACCAAGATAAAGGAGATAAGATGAAAGAGATTTACATAGAAGAGGTAAACTTTGAAGATTATAATTTTAATGGGACTCTTAGAGTTTATTTATCAAGAGCTGAAACTGGATTTACTTTAAAAGAATTAAAAAAACAATTCCCATATACAAGAATTGACCTATTCATTGGGATGTATAGAGTTCCAGATAACTTTATCAATGAAAATGTTATTAGTGAGTTAGTAAATGCTTACTATACAGGATTTGCCGCTGGAGGTTTTAATAAAAGAATGGGAATTTATGATGAAGAAGATGATTAATCTTCTCATCTCTTTTTTTTATTTACTATTAACAACCAACAAACATACAACACCAACAACACCTCCAATAATAACAATAAGAACCAACAAATAGAACCAACAACAGCATTGGTAGAATAAATCCAAAGGAGGTATTATGGATTATATAGAGAAAATTAAAAAGAGTTTTGAAGAAAGAGGATACGAGATCCTCCTAATATTAGAAGGAGTAATGTATATGTATTATAAAGGAGATGTAGTAGAGTATACACTATTCTAAACTCTACTCTTCTCCATTTTTTTTAGCTTTGGTAGAAAATCAAACAAACAAAGGAGGAATGATGTTAAGTAAACTTATCAAAGAGATCAATGACATTAAAGTAGAAGGAAAATTCTTTAACCCTGTAACAGAAGTAGCAAGTAGAATGAATCTTATTGAAGACCCAATGTTAGGTGCTCAATTAATTCAATTAATCGCTATCATAGACAAAAAGAATCAAGAAAATTTTGAACTAAGAAAACAAAACAACGAAGAAGA